GGATAGCACCATACATTACTTGAGCTGTACCGTTGTTGTCTACGAATAGATTAAGAGTACGAGCACCTTTGTCGTTGATGTCAACGATGATGTTCTTGAGTGTGACATCATAGATGCCTGACTTATTAATGGTATTGCTACCGCCTTCGTTCTTGGATGCGGCAGCGAGATCAACTTTGAAAAAACTTGACATTATATTATTCCTTTTATATTTAAACTCTATGAGTATTAGGCTGCACCATGATTCTCATGAAACATGTACAGCACCTCAGCTTCTTTACGTAACTCTATTGCTTTAGTCATATCCTTAGACCTACCTAAATGCAATCTCTTTTTATTAACTGTTATCTGAGCTTCCCATACTTTATCTCTTTTATGCCATTTCACACCCATAACACCTGATGTGTTAGATGAGTACATAGATAAATTTTGACAATTTATTTGTATTGGTACTTCTCGTAGGTTACTGAGGGAGTTATTACTTCTATCATGGTCTATATGGTCAATATGCTGAGTAGGTATGTAACCATACATATACAACCATACTAACCTATGAGCAAGATAATTCTCCCTCTTAACTTTAATAGCAATGTACCCTTTATTATGAAGAGCACCAGCTATAGATCCTATTTTTACGTGGTTAGAACTTACCTTCCAACGGAAAATACCTGTAGCAGGATCATAAGATAGTAGTTCTTTAAGTGTTTCTTGTGTGAGCATATTAACCCCTTACGTGATGTAAGGTTCTGGAACTGTGTTTCAAGTTCCTTGTGAGACCTGCCTTGTTATAGGACTTATACCACAATTATACACCAACTATTATTTAACAATACTTAGTTTCAGCACATTTCGGTGCAACATGCCGTGAACGATACTGTTAACGACATCAATGTCGTCGACATGTATCAACTATTAAAATGACCACTCAGCTAGATCTGTCTGCTGTGAAAGTAGGAGATCAATGTGAGCTTTAAGTGAGAAGTATTCTTCACCTTCTTTGAGTGACTTGCTTTTAGATGGGTCTACTGTGTTGGCTACATACATCTTATCTGGAAGATCAATGATAGCTGTACGAGCTTGCTTGTCTTCACCTCTCATGTGTACTGCACGATGTTTCATCTCAGATACAAGAGTGATAGATTCATTGACTGTGCTGTAGAAGCCACCCTTCTCAAGGAACTTTCCAGATCCAAATGAGATGTAGTTACCAGTAGTCTTACCATCAGCTTTCTCTTCAATAACATGATTGAGTAAGATGACAGAGATGCCATTGAGTTCTAATGTCTCATGAATGAAGCTAGTGAGGATAGCCATCTCTTTAGTGACTTCAGCTCCCTGGCTACCATAGACGTTAGGCTTCTGTGAAGCTTTATCAATGACATCCATGAAGATCTGAGATACTGAATCAATAGCAACAATTTCTGGGTATGATCCAAAGCGTTCATTGAACAGTTCTAGCTTATCCATGATACCATCAATGTGAGTCTTCTCTCCATCTACTATGATGTCTCCACCAAAGCAGAGAGTCTTCATATCATAGAATGTATCTACAAGCATATGAGGGACTTTTAATGAGAAAGACTTAGCATCTCTAGATACAACGAATGATTCTTTTCCTAGGGTACGTAGAAGGTCTGTCTTACCAGCTCCTGCTTTACCATTGATTAGTAATTTAACTGCCATTAGTATTTTCCTTTAGTGACATTGATTTGAATATGATGTGTGTTAGTTCTGGGTAAGAACGGACTGCTTGTATGGATTCTGCCATGAGTGTAAGAGTATCAGTTATCATCTTCCAGTCATCTTCTGTAATGACTTCTGTGAGTACTGTAACTCTAGGTGGTGTAATCTTCCCAATAGGCTTCCCTGTCTTATCAGAGATGCTTCTTGTGTCGATAGGACGGTTAACATATACTAGACGTATTCTGTTAATGGGGATGCCATTGTAGCGAAACATGAAAGCATATGCAAGAGCTTGGATCTTATAATCAAATGAGATCTTAGTAGGCTCAGTAGCACTGCTATATGATTTGTAGTCTATGATGGTGTCACCTGTACGGTTGTCACAAGTACCACCAATGTAGATGTTATCTAGGATAGGACACCATAGAGAACGTTCTACTTCAGTAGGTGGATTGTGACGGATGTAATCGTTGATGAGAGTCATAGCCATATCAGGATAAGCATTACGGATAGTGTCTAACTGTATAGCATCTTCAGTGAGAGGTTGCTTCTTAGCAGTCTCAGTGATGTACTCTTCTACCATCTCTCTGGTGAAAGTAGTCTTCTCTGCATAGCTCTGAGCTGCTGCATGTACAATAGTTCCTAATACTGTAGAAGTAGAAGCAGTAAATGACTTCTCTCCTAATACGTTGTCCTTATACCATACCGAAGGGTATGAAAAGAACTTGCCTATAGATGAAGGACTGATCTTGAAGGAACAGTCAGGAATACTCAATTTTTTATATGTGAAAATGTCATGCATAATAAATATCCTCGTACTCAAAACCATACTTATCAGCTACAGATCGTAGCACATCATTAACATACCACTCATCATGGTAGCATTCTAACGCTGCTATAACAAACCTATCAAATTCTTCTTGAGTGATAGGAACTCTTTGTGTTAAATCTTCATGCATTATTCTCCTTTTGTTTGGGTTGAATACGTGGATGTACAATACCCTTCTTGATAGTTCCACCAAGATGATAGATCATAGCAGTGACTGAAGCTTCTGTACGTTCAGGGAATAATGCTCTGATCATATCGAATGTACGATCAATACCATAATACTTCCCAGTCATAAAGATACGATTGGTAAGCATTTCTTTGTCCCTAATACTCCATCTAACAGAAGTGTGTTCTTCCCTAGTGGTATCAGTAGGATAGGCATGTGTACGTAGTACTTCCATAGCAGTATTGTATGCTTCAGTATGTTCATTAGTTAGTAGATCAGAGAATTTGTACTTAAGCTGTAAGTCATAAATATCTTTATTCAATGATTTAATCTCTTCTGACAATTCAGCAATACGTTCTTTGTATTCTGCAATGTCATCTCTCATGTCCATGTACTGATGAGCTTCCTCATCTACAAGTATAATCTTCATTTGATTTCCTTTATTTTCATAATTGTTTCATCAATCCCGTACTCTTCTGCTACTCTATCAAATTCTCTAAGACTGAAATCTCCTGCAGTACCTCCGTCATTAGCATGATACACTGTATACTCCAACTCACCATCTGAGTTCTCAAATCCTATGATGACTTTCTCATCATCATATGCTATATACGTTTTAGACATGGTATTCCTTTATTGTAAATTATCACGGTAGAATTTACCGAGAATGTTAATGTTGAGATACTTCTCATCCTCAATAGCATTAAGACAGAAGAGAGCTTTACACTCCATGTAGGTGAGTTCTCTTTTAGATATACAAAATGCTAGTATTGTTTTCCGTATGATAGTCTTCCCTTTAGTAAGGTCAGAAGATCCTTTGTATGATTTCCAGTTGTTCTCTTTACGCATAACATCAAACTGTACTCTCTTGCCTTTTATGTTACGACCAATACGATACAGTGATCCTGGTCTAACAATGCCTGACTTCAATGCTGGAAGATGAGTCTCAGAATAGCACTGCTTCTTTCCGAGATACATAGTACCATCATCATACTCTATCTGATAAATGAAACCATAAGTGTCCTCTGGTAGAGACTCTACTGGCTGATCCTCATATGTCCAAGTCATTTTAAAGATCCAATATATTCCCATACTGCATCTAATATTTTCTCCATATCAGCAGCTATCTTAGCAGCAATCTCTCTATCTTTCTGTATACCATTATCAACTGATGTGATATGAGCACCTCCTCGATAGTAAACCTCATAAGCCTCTTTAAGAGCGTAAGCCTGTTTAAAATACTCAAGTATTTTGTACCAATCATTCTGAGTTATTATGGTTAATCTGAAGACATCTGAGATATTGAAATGCTTACCATCAAGATATTCTTCAAAATGGTAATGCATATTATTGTTACCTAAGTAACCCATTCCCCAATACCAATCACAATCCCATGTATGCTTAGTAAGGTATATTTTTTCATTATCTAAATCTATCCCTAGTAGAATCTTACCCATCAGAAAATCCTTTTAATCATAGTATGAATATTACGTATAGCATTATCAGATGCAGGTTCATCCCAGTAAGCATTGACTGCTTCAACTAAGTCAGAGGTGTAATCAATGTCAGCACCTAAGTCATGAGCATGGTATACAAGTCGCACTAAAGAACGGTATCGTTCTCCAGGGACTGCATTGTATGCATATGAGAATGTCTCAAGTTCATCAGAGAGCAATGCTCTAGACTGAGCAGATGAAAGCTTCTGAGGTTCCTTACGTGGTTCTGTAGATGATGCTACAAGAAGGTGTTCCTTCACTTCTATAGGAGACTGATCAGTGACTGATAGTACTGTTCGTCCTGTATAAGCAAAGTAGATCTGAGACTTCGGTAGAAGGTCAGTCTTCAGCGATAGAGATTCAGCAATGGACTTAATGAATGGTCTCCACTGCATATCAGGAATGTCAACTACAGCATCAAGCTCTAGAAGGATACGGAACTTGAATGGGTTGGTACTGTCTGAAGTACGGGCAATATGGTGGTTAATGTCCTGAAGGATGAAGTGGCATTCTTCGTCAGTGATAGCAGAGTCATCAATGTCAAGACATATCCACTTACAACCACCAATGATGTTCTCCTTAGAACGCTTACCACCTTTGAAGTTAAATGGTGAATATGCTAAGTCATACTTGAGTACCTCGTCTAAGTCTTTGAATAAAGTCTCAGAGAATTCATATCCTGAAGCACACTGAGACTGTCGTTCTTCTTTAGTGCCTGAGACAGTGAGGTATGATACTCCAATAACGTCAGTCTTCTGGATGGCTTCATAACAGATACCATCATCACATATGGTGTAGATACCTGTCTTATCATATGATGTAGCAAGTGTTACAAGCTCCTTCATCTTAACAGCAGGTACTCCAGTGGTAGGAATGTAACCATGCTTACGAAGTTCATGGAGGCTGATGAAGGATCGTCCGTCTTTAGATTTGGTGTGCATGAAGTCAACGAAGAGTTCGTATGGTTCCTTCACCATAGCTACCTCAAAGTTGATCATGTCTTCATCTAGCATCTCACAATATGTTATTGCAGCAATGTAGTCTTCTGCTAGGATGCTGTTGTGCTTGTTGAATATTGCAATAGCTCCAGAGAACTTCAGTGCTTTCCACTGCATATGCATACGTACAAGCTTAGAGATCTTGAACTGAGGATCAAGTGTTGCTGAGAGTTCCTCGTTGTATCTCTTGTAAGTGATGAAGAGTTCTCGTACTTCTGGTGATACTTCTAATGGTGCTCCAGCTCCTTTAACAGCTTCTGCTGCTATGGTCTTGATGAGACCTGATACATGCTTTCTAGCTGCTAATGCTGCATCCTCAGCTGCTGTCTCAGCCGCTAACATCTCAGATACTGTAGGGTATTGAATGGACGGTACAGTGGTAGGTGAGAAGTTGAAGAATGATCTACGAGCAAGCTTAGTGGAGAACTCTCTGTCGAATATCTTCTTCACTGGTGCTTCATACAGAATGTTGTCCTGAGAACCTACGAAGAGAGCAGTAACAGGAAAGTTCTTCAGAGGCTTACCCTGTTCTTCCTTGTTACCAATAAGCTTCACTTCTTTAGAACCTTCATCATAGACTTCAGACATGAACTGCAGAAGTGGTACGATAGAGCCAGATGTGAGTTCTCCTCCGAATTCACCTGAGTAGACGAATCCTCCTCCAATACCAGATTCTTCTAGGGTGTTGAAGTGCTTCATGAGACCCTTCTGTGTACTATCTACTGATGCAAATAGTTCTTCAGGTTTCTCATAGAATTCCTTGTAGGTGTTCCATTCAGTAGGGTCAGGCTTACCAGCAAGCTGAGCAGAACGTATAGCATTGGATGTGGCTACTGCTTTACGCTTGTCTTCTATGATGCTGTAGCCTTCATTGAAACACTTACGTGCTGCATTAACTGCTGAGTCTTTACCAAACCCACTAGCTGCAATAGCAAAGGAGATAGCATTGATAGGAATCATAGATCCATTCCAATGCTTGATGTTACGTCTAAGATGTGATGCAAATAAGACGAGTTCTGATGCAGCAATGGTAAGCTTAAAACGGTATGGAGCTTGTGGATTGTTAATGGAATCAACGGTCTGCCTAACAATGTCAGGCAATGCTCCAGAGAAAGCTCCTTTAGCCTGGAGATCTTGTTTAAGTAGGTCTAACATAATGGTCCTTTAATCTGTGTGAAAATCTTCTAAGTATCTAGTGTAGGCATCCCACATATCATCTATAACTGCTGAGCCATGTTCTTTGACCCAAGCAGTAGCCTTCTTCTCAGTGAAATCGTAGTTGTCCATAAGATCATCTACAAGCATCTCTAAGATAACTTCATCATTGATAGCATAACCTTCTGCCATAGTGTTTCCTTTAGTCGCATGAAATAGTTGAGTAAGACATAGCTCTAGCTTTGTATTTACTATTGGATACTGCTCTACCATTTACCTTCTTGCTGTAATACTCCTGCAAAGCTGTAGTAGCCTGACAGTAGTATAAATGTTCAAGCTCAGGAATGAACTTCTTGTACTGCTTATCATCATGGAAGATATGATCACACTTATCTTTCAATAGCTTGTAGTTCTCAAGTGTCTTAATCTTCTTAGCTTCATATTGTTCTTTAGCTAGCTTAGTAACATGAGACTGTTCTTTTTTAGACATGTCTGCAAATGACTTATACTTACTATGATAGCTATTGATAGAGAAGAAGCTATCAGCTAGTGTAACAACATAGTCATGTTTGAATGTAGCAAAGTACTTCTTAGCATCAGAGACCACAGC